AGACATTCCTGCGCCATTTTGACCATATGCTGTATAAGGGTTAATACCATTAATAGTTGGAGCCGATGTAGAAGCTGCAGTGCCGGTTCCGGGAACTAAGTTACCTTGATCGTCATATTGTGCAGGAACAGCAGGTGTTGTTGTTCCGGGGGACATATTGAAAACTTGTTGCTGTGCAGCACCAAGAATAGAATTTACATATGGTTGTGCCCAAGGAGAAATATTTGAGTACTGATTAGACTGAGTAGCCTGTCCACCACCACTAGAGCCTCCACCAGAGCCACCTTGTGCTGTATACCCGAATACTTTGCGTTTCCAATTTGAAATCATATTTTTGCCTCTACAATTCTGTAGCGTTCTTCAAACCCATATCTATGCCATAACCTAGCAATAGACTCTCTAGCAGCACCCTGAACTTTAGTAGCTCCAAGCTGCTTAAATATTTGCACCATCTGAGCATACGTATCACGGCTAGAAATTAATCTACCGCCAATAAATGTAATAAATGCAATTCTATCGTTGGGCATGTTTAAAAAACTAACAGTTGCCGCACCATGAATTACACCCTGCTCATCTACCGCTACTAACAAAAGCCACTGCCCATTGCAAACAAATAATTTAACCTGATCTAATGTGTAATCATCTCCACCATATTTCAGTGCTTCAGCTATATGTTTTTCAACATTAGGCCATACCTGAGCGCAATAATTTATGTGGACTTGTTTAACAATCATGTTGGTAAATATTTATCTGCTTTAATTTGTTTTCCTTGCTTTGAGTTGCCAGTACGTGCTTTACGTACCTTATCCATCATTGCATATAACTTTTTAGCTCCTACATCAGCAGAACCATTGCCTAATTCTTTTACCCGTTCTGGATGAACAAGTGCCTCTCCATTTGCTACACGAGCTGGTTGTTTACCATCAATTGTAGTCGGAATACTGTCACTCATACCATCTCCATCACCCATAATTGGATGTGCCCCTAAATGTTTGTGCAGAGCATCTAAACCTGCATCAGTAGATCCATTGCCAAAATGACTTACTACATCAGCAGGGATGACAAAAGAGCCTTCTTTTAAGCTCGTAATGCCACCCTGAGCTAATTTTGTGCTGGGTTGATTAATGCCTAGAGCTTGAGTTGTTTGAGTCACTTCTTGTGGACTTACCCCATATTGAGACATTAATTGCTGGACTTGTGATGGCAATTGAGTTTGTTGTTGCAAATCTGCTGGCATAACATCAGCAGGAGCAGCCACTCCACCTGTAGCATATCCCCATTGTGAAGCACGGGCAGGAGCATAATTAGAACTCATTTGAGCTCCTAACCCCATAGAAGATGCAGAAACAGGAGAATATGGTTTTAAATAATTTGGATTCATAGCTCCTGAATTTTTTAACGCCAATAACGTAGCAATTCCAGCACCACCTAATAAGCCTTTTTGGGCTAAATTCATGCCACTTTTGTTGTAAAGATCTGAAGATGGGCTATTAGTTACAGCATTCCAAGCAGATTGATACCACGGTGTATTACCAGTTTGTCCGGGAATATTAGCTGAAGTAGGCGGTTGTGCATAGGAATTGGTTAAGCCTTGACCATAGGCATTTGCTTGGTCCATTGTATACGTGCCATTGGCAACACCTTCGGACAATTGCTGTGGAGAAAGATTTCCCAAGGTTCCTCCTTCAACTCCACCACCGGGTCCTCCGCCTAAAATCATGCTTGCTGTACCAGCTTGAGTAGCGCCATTCATTAGGTCATTTGCTCCATAGCCTAAAGTATTAGCACCAGTCAAAGCACTGCCGCTTAAATCAGCAATACCTCCGGGAGCAGCTGTTGTAAACAAATCACTAGCAATTCCGGGAGCAGCAGTAAATGCACCTCCTCCAGCATCTGCACCCAACGCTACTGCATCTAATGGCGTATCTGCACCACCCGTCATGATATTAGACGCAAGTAATGTGCCCATTAATGCGCCTTGTCCAAGCTCTTGTGTTGTATTCCCGCCACTCATATTGTGTCCTTTGATTCAATTTTATCAAATATTAACATTTAAACTGCTGTTCCGGAAGCATTTACCCATTTTGTACCGTTCCACCATATTGGAATATCAAGTGTTGTATCGAAGTACATTAACCCTGTTTGTAATGCAGTGGTAGGTCTATTAATGGTAGTACCGTAATTTGGTGTTGCTGTTGCCTGTGTATAGTTATTTAACTGTGTGAAATACAGGCGTAATTGGTTTAATAATTGATTTTCAAACTGCTGACTATATTCAATTGGCGCTACGTTTAAGTTAGGTGGCGATGGATTTAACGGGGTTCCGTTATAGTTCTGATAGGCTTGATTAGGCATTATCTACGTCCATCCTGACGAATATCTATACGTGGTGCACCAAACTGCCAAGCTACTCCTAATCCTGTAGATTGAACTTTGATAGCCATTTGACGGCCTCTCAATCGGGTATACACTTGACCAGAGAATTGGTTGACCGTATAGGCTGGAACATTGGTAAAATTCTGTGAGCTTTGTACTAAAGGCATATCTACATTGGTGTTGTATGCAGAACCTGAGTTTTGCCTTGGGTATAAGGTCATAGTCACAGAAGGCTGATTAGTAGTAGAACTATTAAAGTTCACATCAGGCAATATACGCCATACAAATCCAAAGTTATTACCATCACCAATATCAAAGTCGGATGATTGAACATAAGCTGTAATAGGTTGCGTACTTGCTGTAGAGGAGTCATCATTGCCGTTTTCATGGTACAAAAGTACGCCATTCCCATTTTGACTAATAATCTGACCAGAACCCACAGTTTGACCAATGTTCAGAGTATATGTACCAACACCGCCAGTACCTGTACCAAGTGCCGTAATAGTTGTATTATTTTGAATACCTGTACCAATAATAGTTTGACCTACAGCTAAAGATCCTACTGTCATTGAAGTAACGGTAAGTGTAAACCCTGAAATCGACCCAGTAACAATAGCAGCAGATGCTGGAAAAGCTGCAATCGGATAAGGCTCAATACCTGTTTGGTGCCAAGCGGTACGACTCATAGTACCGTAGTACCAGATGTTATCTAAATAGTTGTAGATAACATATTTATCAACTTGATTATTTGGACTTTCATCGCTAACGTAGTACCACCATACTTCGTTAAATCCTTCATTAGCACCCGCAAATACTTGGAATGACTGTGAGTAATTTAAGTCTTCAAATAAATATTGTTTTACTGAACAAGGCAGTGTAGAAACTGTACCGTTGTACATATAGAATCGGTCACGTCCCATCCAGTAAGTTACGTTGTTAACCGTAATCATGGAATTTGGAGACATAACAGAAATGTTATCCATCAAGATCTGGAAACCCCAAACATACGGAGAGCCAATGTATTGCATGGAATAAAGTGCTGAATCTGTCCAAACTAGAATCTCTTGGCGGGTTGCCCGGGCTTGCATAATATAAGACCCGTTTGTTAGTGGGAACTCACCAGACTGATTAGTAATTTCTGGAATCCATTGATATGCATTTGCTTGGTCTGACCAACGTACCAACATTGGATTAAATGCGGTGTTAGGATTTCCGGGAGAATATGAATTTGCGCCAAAAGCTATAACAAACTCTTGTACTGCAGATGTAATAACTTGATAAGTTTCATTAGGAACAAAAGCACCTGAATACGAGTATGTGTATGTACCTGAGCTAGCGCTAGTAGTTGAACTACTTAATACTGCAGCACCTGTTACGTTATTGATAGATACTACATAAGTATTTGCTGGAATTCCTGATCCAGTTACATATGAATAAGGGTATACATAGGGGGCATTAGCAGAAGTAACTGTAATACTAGTTGTTCCAGAACTAAACGTAGTAGCATCGGTTAAGAGCGTAGTGTTATTAGCTAATGTGCTTAAATATTGAGCACGTGTAGATACTCCGTTAGCATCCTGCCAATAAAAGATTGGACCGCCACGAGGAGCAATAACAAGGTCAGCACCAAAGTTATCGTTAGACCAAAGGCGTAACTGTTCACCGATACCTGTAACAGCAGGGGCACCCCAACCAGTATTTTGAGAACTACCAGTACCAAAGAAGCCACTCCAAGGACCAGCACCCCAGCCATTACCAGTGGTATATACCGTTAATCCAGAAGGGTATTCATATTGAGCAGTGACTGTTCCACCACCAGAACCCGTGCCTGTAGCTGCATTAGCCGCAGTGATTGTATATGTTGTTGAACTAGGAACAGATTGAACTTGATAATCCCCGGCAATAGTAATGCCATCTACAGCACTTGCGCCAGAAAAGTAAACGAAATCGCCCTTATTAGGGTTATATGTTGAATCGGTTACTGTAACTGTTTTTGACCCATTGGTTACCGAAAATGGGTTAGTTAATGTGCTGGTATGCACTATCGGAGTAATATCGTTATAAGTACCGCCAAAATAGATATAGTACTTAGTGTTTGTACCTACCCCAATATAAGTATTACCAGCGCCTACCCCAGCGTCTGACCATATCCATAAAGCACGACAGGTACCGTTATATTGATTATTAGATACTTGAGTCCAGCCACCAATTTTTTCGGGCAGCCCAGAACGGAAACGAATCTTATCCCCGTCATACCAGCCACCTTCCGAACTATAAATAGTACCTTCACGGTTTAACCCGGGGCGAAAAGATAGTTTCTGTAATGCCATATGGTTTACCCTAATACAAATGTATTTTGCTTTGAGCAGTTGTCACTACCCCGAATTACTTGTAGGTTGCTTGGTACATGCAGCCCAGACACCATTTTACCTTGTAATGGAATAATATGGTCCACATGCCAAGGTTCATTATGCAGTTTTGTCAGTATTTCAGCAAGTTTATATTGATTTTTGATGCGCTCAAAATCAATTGGATTTAACCATTTTGGCGTTCTTTGATTCTTTGCTGCTTTCCTTTTTGCTTTGCTAGCATTAGCTTTATGTGGGTTCTTTTTCTTATATTCTGCTACATAAGCTTTAATTTCTTGATTTTTTTCTAAATATCGTTTTTTGCTATTTTCTTTTACTTTTTCTGGATTAGCTTCTACCCATGCTTTTTTGTAAGCAATAAGCCTTTCCCGATTTTTAATTCGGTATTGCTTTTGATATTCTTTATCGTATGCCATTATCCGAGCACAGAAATTGCTTTAGCTATTGTAGCTTTTCTATCATCAAGGCCAAGAAGCCCACCATTTATACGTTTAGTCATAGTTTCATAGTCTTTTGCATCTGCTAAAACATTTAAACCACGTTTTCCCCAGAACCATCCAGCACTTAAAACCGCATACTGAGTATCAAGTAACAAATCAGGGTTCCCAAGAAGATCCAAACCAAGACTAGATCCACAGTTGGCATAGAGGTCTTTGCCAGTAAGTTGTATAACGCCACGCCCATGATAGCGCCAGCCATCACCATCTTCTTCATTGCCTAGCCTACCTGCATACACAAAGTTAGCAATCTTTTCTGGATTTCCAGCATATTTTTCAGCCACATCAAGAGTAGGAAATCTCGAGGGCCATGTACGCATAAGTCCATTGGCAGAGTAATGAAGGTTCTCTTCCAGAGTTCTAAAGTTGTTTGACTCATATGCACATTGTCCTATAAAGAAAGCCTGTCTTACGGGAGTACTGATATCGTACTTATTAAATGTCTGATTGATTGGATCAAGCCATTTTTCATCAATACCTAACGTTTGTAACTGCTGACCGTTCATTGCAACCCTACTTGGTCTTTAACCCATTGCTGGAGGTTGACGAGCTGGGCAGTGGTATCGGCACACTGTTGAGCAAATACTGGGTCTGTGGTGTAGCCATTAACGCTGACGAGGGTTGCGCTGGGGCCGGGCAGTTTACTGCTACTGGTGTTGTACAGGCGCTTAATAACAGCAAGCTGATTAGAGTAATCTGATTTAATCTTGGCATTTTCTAAATCCCTTTGTTTAATTAAGTCTTTGTTGTGTTGCTCTTGGACTTTTGCTTGGGCGACAACTCCTTCTTTATAGTCCACGAATCGTAAATGTTCCAAATAGAAACCACTACAAAAAGAAAGCAATAAAACCACAAAACCAATGATAATTTTGAAGTAACCATTAGGGGTTGGAATTGTCGGAAGATCCATAATCTACAGGTCCTTTCGTTAAAAAACGCAAGATTGCAGTGATAACCCCAATCACAATAAAACTAACCCCGTATATCTTAGGATCAATTAATCCTTGAAGATACGTCAAGTTATCATATAGCGCCCCGAATATCACGAGGAGCAATGAAAACCACATGGTTTTAGAGCGGTGCATTATGTTTTGATAATAAAGTTAATACCGAGGTATGGAGAAATTGTAGTGACTGCAGTACCTGAACCCGTATTTCCAATAGTGGTTGATACAGATATACCAGTAACAGCGGAAGCAGTAGTTGGGTTGTTAACTGCATTTGAGTTAGGGCCTGTACCACCTGTACTACCAGCACCAAAAAATCCACCACTTAATGAATAGTGTAAGTGGCCTGGGTCTGATACAGTTGATGTTGCACTATGGCTGTGACTTGGAAGATTTGAAGTAGACAGAGTTGTAGTTGCAGAGCCTCCACTAGCTCCAATAGAAGCCGCAATAGTACCTGCACCAATTGGCATACGATCTGCGTAGTTAGGTAAGTTAAATGTAGTAGACCCATCACCTGCGCCAAATGTTGTGCCAACCACGGCAAACAAAGCAGCGTAGGTTGTACGAGAAACTGCACTGCCATTACATAATAAATACCCACTAGGCGCTGAAGCTGTCGGCCACATTATTAAAGCGCCTGTTAAAACAGAATTTTGAGTAACAAATGCAGTTGTAGCTAGCTGAGTAGTGCTTGTACCGGCAGTTGCTGTAGGGCCTGATGGGATGCCAGTAAATGTTGTAGTACCAGTAACGGCTAAATTACCGCCAATAGTCATGTTGCCAGTCTCAGTTTCACCAGCAGCAGTAAGTGTTCCATTGACTAAGAAGTTACCAGCAGAACCTGTAGCACCAGCATAAAAACCATTGGTACCGTCACAATAAACAATAGTAGTTACACCATTAGGAATAAGCAGTGGGCTCCCTGTAGGTGTGCCACTTACGATACCTTGAATATAGATAGACTGACCGCCAGAAGATTGATTTGAAATAATATATGTCTTATTTACATATGGTGCATATACATATCGAGTTGCGGATAAAGTCGTTGTACTTGGAATTACAATAACTTGGTTACGGGCTTCGTCAGATGTGCCATTTAGGTTAGTGAGCGTATAGTTTGCATCACCCATTGAAGAAAGATAATCTACTCCAGTAATCGCTTGTTCTGCTAAATTCCAGTTAGTATTAGTCGTATCACCCCAAGTTCCGGCAAGATCTCCGTCACCGATAAAGGTAATTTTTAATGAGGTTGAGTATGATTCTGCCATAATTTATTCCTTAACATGTTTGGGTATTATCTACCAACGTCCAATTTTCTGTTTCACTTGTATTAATTTGATTCCAGTTAATAGGTGGACTATATCCTAATGGGTAAGCACTTTGTGTTGTATTTGTAATACTTCCTGCAAAAGGTACTCCACCAAATGTAAATGCACCAAAATCAGCGACCTCATTTACAACAAGTGTTTGTGTACCCCAACTTATATTTTGAGTATCATTAACTGCAAACCACCCAATATAGCATTCATTATCTAATATTCCTATGTTTTCTACAATAGACTCAAGAAACGCAGATTGCTGTGTATTTAGGTCTGCTACAGTAATACGTTCAACAATAGATTCTGCAAACTGAGCTTGGAAAATCTGTGTAGCAGCTATACCTGAGTTTTCTGTTACTACAAAGAAATAAGCTGAACCAATCGTAATAACATCCAGCATATTCAGATTTTCAGCAATACTTTCGGCAAACTGAGCTACTATGGACTCGGTTTCCGCTACACCTAGGTTTTCTGCAATGGTTTCTTTAAACTGCGCTGTAATTGCTTCTATATCTAATAGGCTTGTATTCTCGGTAATGGCTTGTAGGTAGCTCGAGCTTTGAGTGCTTGAATCAGCAGCTGTAAACGGTTCTGTTAATGCTAGAGGGAAAGAGGCGGCGATTGTTTCTGTTTCTGCGCTGGTAAATGGTTCAGTCTGGGTTTCTTTAAATTGTGCAAGGATGGCTATTACATCTGCCAAAGTAATCGGTTCGGTAATGCTTTCGTTAAATTGGGCTGTAATTGACTCTAAGTCAGCCTGACCTACGTTTTCTACAATGCCTTCAAAGAAGTTATCTTGTTCGCTAAAGATGTCGTTTAGATTAATTGTGCTTTCGGTGATGTTATCTATATAAGCACTTTGTTGTGTGCTTGAATCTAAGATGGTGGAGTTTTCACTTAGCGTAGCTGCATAAGAAGTCCAAAGACCATCAAACGCTAACTGTGCAAAGGCTTCTCCACCATACATATATTACTGTACTACTTCTACTTCAGCCTTTTCGACAACAGGTGTTGCTTCCAAAGATGCTTTTAGTTTATCTAAGAATGCAGTTTTCCCAACTTTAAGTTGTTCTAGATTGAATGCTGCTGAACCAATTTTACGGTCCAAATCAATGCAGTTATCAAATAAATACTGCTGCTCTTGTGTCATATCTTCATAGATATATTGATTACCATCAATAGTTACGGGAGTTGTTTTTTTCTCGCCCATAATATTTCTCCTAAAAATGCCACCAAAAAGGGCTGGTGGCTTGCCCTAAATTAAGACTGGGTTGCCCAAGGCAAAGGTGTTACTGCTGGGCTAATAGGTGGATTGACAATGGATAAAATTTGTCCATCAATGTTAGCTTGAGTATTCTCTACCAAGTTAGGTTCAGCTTGAATCCAGCCTAGAACTTGCGCTTGGGTAAGCTGTGAGTAAGGAATTGGAGTAGATGTTGTATCAATCGTAAATTGTGCAGAACCAGTGATTGATGCTGTGTGAGTGCCGTCTGTACCAGTTACCAAATACTGAGCTAATACCACATACTCATTAATTGGTGCAGGAGGAGAAGGAAGGGTGGACATTGAAGTGATTGTCCAAATGTATGTATTGCTCATTATTTTTCCTTTAGAAGCCAGTTACGCCAGCAGATTTGAGTTTAGCTTGTAGGTCTGTTACTGTTGCGTTGAGTTCTTGAACTGCTTTAACTAAAACAGAAACAATTTTAGCTTGGTCAACACCTTGATATCTTGGTTTACCCTCATCATCAAGCTCATCTTTTACTCCCTGCACAGCCCCGGGAATAACTGCTTGTAGTTCATGCGCAATAAAGCCTTCATCTGTTTTTTTAGTTTCAATCCAGTCAAAAGAAACTGGGTTAAGAGCTAATATTCTTTCTAAAGCTCCAGTTTGAGTTTTGATGTTTTCTTTTAGACGGTAGTCAGACAATGAGTTATACGATGTTCCACCTGAAGCAACAGTAATATACCCCCGTTGGGATGTGTTTTGAAAGAATGTGATTCCATCACCATCTGAACTTGAGCGTACAATCTGCATTGTTGATACGTTTCCAGCATTTGTACCAACAAATGCAGCTACTATATTATTAGATGTGCAATTTAATCTTTCAGAGGAATATTGACCTGTTGTATTCATTAACAATATGCCAGCTGGAGTCAAACGCATCCGTTCTGTTCCAAAACCAGAAGCAGGATTTGTACCCTGCATAAACAATAAATCGCCGGTAGAATCAACCGCTAAAGCATAATTATTTGGTGAACCGCCATTGTAATTTGAAATGCAAACAGATGGATTATCTGTTCCAGAATATGTTTGAGCCATTACACAAACACCGAAAGTTGTATTCCCAGGATGCGAAGCGGTAATAACTCCTAATCCACCACTACCAGATGCTGCTTTAACCTGTAGTGGACCAACAGGAGATGTTGTCCCGATACCGACATTCCCGTTGTTATCTATAACCTGTCTAGGATTACCATCACCATCAGATAGGACAATGTAGTTACTTGATGTACGGATGTCTAGACCGCCTTGGTTGCCTGAGAAACCGCCAAAGATAGAGTTTTTAGAGCCTGTGGTCATTAATAAACCACTAGCTGTTGACCCAAAAACATAAGGTCCAACAAAAGTATTAGCAACACCTGTTGTATTTGATGCGCCAGCACTAGCACCAATAAATGTATTTCCAGCTCCTGTAGTTGTTGCTGCCCCAGCACCATTTCCTATAAAAGTACCATTAGCACCAGTTGTATTAGCATAAGCAGCTTGATAACCTACTGCGGTGTTGTTAGATGCTGTGGTGTTTGGTGTAGTTGAAGCAAGAGCATAAGCACCTACAGCAGTATTGTATGAACCAGTAGAGTTATTAACTAAAGCATTTTTTCCTATAGCAGTATTGTCTTGTCCTGTTGTGTTTAAATATAATGCGCTATGACCTAAAGCAGTATTTTCAAATCCAGTTGTGTTTGAATATAAAGAACCATAACCAAAAGCGCTTATATTTGTGCCTGTAGTATTACTATACCCAGCTTGATAACCTACTGCGGTGTTTTGAGAGGCGGTGGTGTTTGAGTAAAGAGCGGCATCACCAACAGCGGTGTTATAGCTACCTGTTGTGTTTGTTTGTAATGTTTGCGCTCCAATACCAGCATTATTACTTCCAGAAGTATTTGCAGTTAACGCACTTTGCCCTAATGCAGTATTTAATGCTCCAGAAGTATTTGCATTTAATGCACTATTACCAATGCCAGTATTATAATTGCCTGTGCTTGTTGCCGCTAATGCACTTGCTCCAAAAGCAGTATTAATTGCGCTACCACCACCTAAACCAACAGTAAGACCATGAATGGTAGCGTCATTAGCTAAAGTTAATTTTGTGCCGTTAAATTGAAAATTAACCGATAAAGCTGGTGTTGTTGTTCCTTGTCCATAAGGAACATAATTAGTTGTATAAGTTAAAGATGGTGCTTTGTTATTAAAGGTATTCCAATCGGTGCTTGATAAATAACCATTAGTGCTAGTAGTTGCTTGGCTAATACTAATTACAGGAGTTGTAGTTCCTGTTGCTACACTAATTGGTGCAGTTCCGCTAACACTTGTAACTGTTCCAGTAGTAGGTGTTGTCCAAATTGGAGCAGAAGCAGAACCTTGGCTTGTTAATACTTGACCTGAAGTTCCAAATCCAGTTGTACCGCTTGTTGCAGGGGTTGTACCAAGGTTTGTAGATAATCCAATAGCACCTGAAGCATTGATTACATGGGCTGAAGCACCGCTAGAACCCCAAGCAAAATAAAGCTTATAACCATTACCAGAGCCAACAGTAATATCGCCATCATGACCTGAAAAATAAACACCATTGTTAATGCTATAAAAATCACTAGGAGTTGATGAACTAAATACCGATGAATTCATACCAAACTCACCGTAATATGATGAGTCTGTTCCTAAGTCATTACTCAGAACATAGTTAGTAGAAGCCCCTGCAGTTCCTGATTTGTTTTGTAATATTGTTTGCAAATAATTATTGGCAACAGTAGACCCTGAAGCATAACTTGTATTTGAGCCATTAAATGACAATACAGGAGTTGTGCTTGTAAAAGAGCTTGTTGCTAATTGTGGAACAGTGGCAGTGTTTAATGCATCCAAATAAACTGCTTTTTCAGAAGGCTGAGTTACAAATACGTCTTTAGTACCGGTAGTAAAATTAACTAATGAACCGCCATTAGAAGAAGATAAAACAGTAGTACGAGCAAGAGTTCCGCCAGTTGACCATGTACCAATACCCGTCTCCCAATTGGGTCCACCTTGATCCGCAATCGTATAGTATGTAGTATTTCCATTGCCAATAACAGAAAAACTTTGGTATCCAGTAACTGCACCTAGTAGCGTAGCTGAACCTGTACCTGTTACTTGTGTCGTTTCCCTTACACGGTCTTGCAGAACTAATGCCATATACTGCTCCTAAATTCTGTTAAAAAATACTTAGCTAGTGGCGGTGGTACTGTAGGTCACCGACACAGTATCACCAGATGTCGTTGTTTTTGCAACGCTAAAGTTTCCTTCAGAATATAAAGTACCACCAGTATTGCTTTGTGTGCTAGAAGCGCCTGTACCCAATACCAAGAAACAACCATAAACAGTACCGCCAGAACCAGTAATGGTATAAGTAATAGCGGAAGCCGTAGATGAAGTTACGTTTGATGGTGTAGCGCCAGTAGAAGTAGACGAAGCAAATACCGCTGTACCACGCACTGCAGAACCACCTACTGTATAAGCAGTAAACTCTTTGCCACCGCCAACCAAAGTTGTCATGGTATCTGTTGCAGCTGGAGTCAATGAAGCATTAGTCAAACCAAGATACGGACCAGTAACTGAATAAGAAGAGCCTTTTAACAAGGTATCTAACATCAATTGTTTACCTACGGCAACAACTAAGTTTGGAAAACCTTCAGTCCATTTTAAATTACCGTCTTTATCACGGCATTCAACGTGCCAATAACCTTCAACTCCCATTCCTTCAGGGATAGCTACGTTGGCTTGTAATGTTGCTACAGCGCTATCGCCACAGCTTCCAAATTCTTTATGCATAATTGCTCCTATTGAATCAAAATAACGGCAGTTGTAGACGTATCCGCCGGAAAAGTTATTGTAAAGTTAGCGGAAGTCTTATCACCCCCGAAATATAGAACTGCGACAGCTGCGTTAGTTGTACTATTGTAAATCAAGGCACCATTAGCTGTAAAGCTAGAACCGGGCCAAGTCACATTAGTAAATGATAAAAAAGCCGTATTGTTGCTGTTGTCACCTTGAGGTGCAAGCGGGGTTAAAACATTCCCACCTGCTGTATACCCGCCACCTGAAACTTCACCCGCAGTTGTGTATGTGAGCGTGGTGTTGTCTAGGTTGGCTGTGTTGTTGTACAGCGCTATCTTATAGACGTAAGGAGAGGTGGAGCTAAAGTTCTCCAACCCATTTAACAAGTTCTTTTTAAAGACTGTGCACTGACCTTGAGCTATAGCCATTAGAGACCTTTATACGGTAAGCTAGTTTGACCACGGCGGTACGCATCATTACGCTCCAGACCATCACCAAGGCGTTTCAACTGATTCATAGACTCTTGGTACTTTTTATCGTACAGCGCAATCATGTCAGCTTCGCCCTTCATAAAGGTATAGGCTTCAACAAGTGATCCATAAAGAAGCACAGGAGAGTAGTTATCGCCAAGCCAACTAGTACCAGTAGCGTTGTTAATTGTATTAATAGTAACAGAAAATGGAGTAGTAACAACTCCGCCAAGGCTAGAAGCAGGGGCACTAAGAGTCTGCCCTATGCTGAATAAAGAGCCGCCTTCCACAATAGCTACGTTAGTTACAACACCAGAGCTATTAATGCTTATATCCGCTGTGCATCCGGTGCCCTGTCCACCTGTCATAGCAACGCTATAGTAAACACCGGGTACGTATCCAGAACCGCCTGTTGTTAAACTAAATGATGTTATAACGCCCTGTACTATTGATGGTGGGTAGTAAAAATAATGAAGTTCCGCGGTGTAGTTTTGGTCTGGGGTAGGCCCTAATATAAAGCTCAAATCGTTAATACTAGAAATCTGTGACCCAAACAATGCGTAATATTTTGGAGTGCCTTGCACGCTCGGGTTAGGGTAAGACTCACGAATAAAGTTAACGTCTTTATTTAGCATATACGTGTAATTACCTGAACTATCAATTACCGCTATTGAGTAAGTAGCTAAAAAATCATTTGGGCATGAAAGGTATTGGTTAGCAGCTGTTAAAGTACCTGTTACGTTCTTACGCAAAACTGGAATCTGAACTGTGTTGTAGATTCTGTCTTCAGCTTGCGTAATAAAAGTATTGATTTGCTGTGAACTTAACGCATTAACAGTAGTTGAGTCATCTGCACCAAGAAAAGACGTAGTTGGAAAGTCGTTTTCCGTGTATGTCTTTATGGTGTTTAGAAGCGTTGTATAGTTCATTTGGGTTTACCCTATATATGACACTTAGGCCATTGGTCCGCGTGATGTGAAGCCTTTAGTAGCAGCGCCAGATCCACGTTGCTTAATGCCGTCAGTTTTAACTCCAGCTGAAGGGCCTTTAGTTACGTTGCCGTTAGAGATTTTCATATCGTTCATATAGCTTGAGCCATCTTGTGTAGACTCGGCGGGTAATCCTCCGCTCACTGGGTTTCCGCTCATATCATGTGGAGTAGCGTACTTTTCAGCTGGTAGCGTATTCTTGTTGTTACCGACTTT